CAATGTCTTCTTCAAAGACATGACTGACATAAATACCATGCAAGAATTAAGAAGGAAAACGGAAGAGCAAATCGAAGAAGAGTTGTTACCTTTCGGATTTATAGATGTTGGTGAAGAGGTGCAAACCGGCGGCTGGACCGTGGTCGAGGAAGAAGACAACACGGGCTGGAACTTTTAAATAATCATTTTTTATAAATAACTGATAGGTAAACCTGATTTAAAGCTTTAAATAGATAATATAATAAAGGAGAAAAATATGGCTTTTTCCGTAAGTCCTTCCGTAATTGTTCGCGAAGTCGACGCATCGGCAGCTGTCCCAGCCATTGCCACCCCTCCTGCTGCAATTGCAGGAGATTTCAAATGGGGACCGACCAACGAAGCAATTCTAATCTCATCAGAGAATGACCTCGTAAATCGTTTTGGTAAACCTGACGATACTAATTATGAAACATTCTTTGCTGCTGCTGATTATCTGTCTTATGCAAATGCTCTTTATGTATCAAGGGCATCTAAAGGCGGCGAAATGGCGAATTCTGCCGTATTCGTACCCGATCCAGGCGGCAACACCGCACTTGATGTTACCCATGAAGGTGCTTGGAAAGCTCTTTATGAAGGTACTACAGGTAATTCTATTCTTGTATCTTGGTGTAATAACACTGATTTTGAAACTGCTTTACTGGCAGTAGGTGACATTCCTGCTGATAGGATCACCGATAGTGAAGAATCTCAAGATTTAACTTTCTTATCTAAGACGCAATATTTTGAAGTATCGCCCGAAGATCGCATCGAAGATGTTTCTGTGGGTGATATTCTTCGCATTGGTAATCCAGCACAAGGATATCAAGATTTAGAAGTGGCTACTTGGTCAGAAACGACAATTCTTAATCAATCAAATAACCAGATCGTAGATACATATACCTACGATGTTGTATTCACTGAGAACTATCTTCTCGGCGAGACTGCTCTGGAAACATTGTCAATTACCAAGAAGTGGAAATACTACGATAGCTTCCAGAAGGCTCCCGATGCAGGAGATGAGCATATCCATGTAGTTGTTATCGATACAACGGGTGATATCTCTGGTTCTGCTGGATATGTTTTAGAAAAATATGAGAATCTCTCATTGTCTAGTGGTGCTACTCTTGCTGACGGTCGTACAAACTATTATGAGACAGTAATTTCTAACGGTTCTGCTTGGATTCAAACAGCTAATACTACCTATCTTGGTGTAACAGATAGTGGTTATGAAACTCTGGCCGGTGGTACCGATGGTGGTACTGTTCCTACGTTAGGTCAGATTTCATTGGCATGGGACGTATTCAAGAACGCAAACGAAATTGATATCTCATTCTGTCTCACAGGTAAGAATGATGACGCTGGTGTGATTGCTAATTATGTAATTAGTAACATCGCGGAATCTCGTAAAGATGTTGTCGCCTTCATATCACCTTCAAAAGAAGCTGTGGTCGATGAATTGATCAATGGTGAGAAACTGAATAAAGTTATTGCTTATCGTAACAAACTTCAGAATTCTTCATATTGGTTCATGGATTCTGGTTATAAGTATCGCTATGACAAGTATAACGACGTATATCGTTGGGTACCAATGAATGGTGATATGGCCGGGTTGGCAGCTAGGGTTGAACCTTATGAGTCTCCAGCTGGTTTCAGAAAGGGCGTTATCAAGAACATTGTAAAACTTGCTTTCAATCCGAATAAGACACAACGCGATCTTCTCTATAGTTCAGACATTAATCCTGTAATGTCTCAGGTAGGTCAAGGAATTGTCCTCTTCGGTGATAAGACAGGTCTTGGTCTGCCTAGTTCGTTTGATCGAATCAATGTACGAAGATTGTTCATTGCTGTTGAAAAGGCAATTGCAAATGCAGCACAATCGTTCTTGTTCGAATTGAATGATGAGTTCACTCAAACACAATTCAAGAATATCGTTGATCCTTTCCTTCGTGAAATTCAAGGACGCCGTGGTATTACAGATTTCCGTGTAGTGTCAGACGGTACTGTTAATACGGCAGAAGTAATCGACGCTAATCAGTTCAGGGCTAATATATACATCAAGCCTGCAAGATCAATCAATGTGATTGAATTGACCTTTGTTGCAACAAGAACTGGTATCGAATTCGACGAAATTGTTGGCTCACTTTCATAAATAGAAATAACAATAGGAGAACGAGAACATGAGTTTCAATATCAACGAGTTTAAATCACAGCTTGTCGGCGGTGGTGCTCGTCCAACTCTTTTCCAAGTTCAGATTTTGAATCCTGTGTTGCCAAATGCAGATTTCAAGGTACCTTTCATGGTTAAAACGGCCCAGTTACCTGGGTCGACCCTTGGAACAATTGAGGTTCCATATTTCGGACGTAACGTTCGATATGCAGGTGATAGAACCTTCGAAGATTGGACTGTCACCGTAATTAATGATGAAGATTTCGCAATTCGCAATTCACTAGAAGCATGGTCAAATGCTATCAATACTCACGATAGCAATGTTCGTGCACTTCCACAGGATTATAAGTCTAACGGAATCATTACACAATTTGGTAAGGACGGATCTCCACTCCGAACTTACGTATTTGAGGGAATGTACCCACTCACGATCGACGCCATCGAACTGGGTTGGGATCAGGTAGACGCCATCGAAGAATTCGGTGTCACCTTCCAATTTGATTTTTGGAGAGTTGAAGGCGCTACAGGCATTCCCACCACTTAATAATATAAGGGGTGTTATAACATGAAGTTATTTGGTTTCTCAATAACTAGAGCTTCTGATGGG